CGTCAGGTCAAGGGTTTTATCTCCATTCCGGAACCGAATCAAATCTGATATCGGAAACGGATTGATTTCATTCACTTTTTTGTTTTTGTGGAACAGCTTTTCCAGAAACATTTTTTGACCTTCCTTTCAAAAAACAGGGGAGGGATATTCTCCCTCCCCCGGATAAGCATTAAGTAGCATCGGTTACCGTGGGCTTGCCGTTAAACCGGATGGTGCATCCGAAAGCGTTTACATCCAGAGCGTTTCCGCCCATGGAGGTAATAGCTCCAACCGTGCAAGGGCAGACGATCTGCTTTCCGCCGCTAATGATCTTAACGGAGGAATTCCGATCCGTGCCAAGCTTATACTGCATATCTGCGATGTGATCCTGTGCCGGATCACCGACAATCCGCCGCCCGGTCACAACCAGTTCCGGAGCCGCCCCGGTGGTTTCGTTGTGGGCGAAGCCTTCGCCGCAGAGGAAGAAATACTGCTGGTTCTGCTCGTTTTCATTAAAGGTCATGCCCTCAATGCCTTTGCAGAGTTTGGCGTAAGTCCATTCGCTGTTGGTTTCAGAGGTGCCGATATAAAGCTCATTAACCCATACTGCATCCATGGATTAGTGTTCTCCTTTCTCAGAGTTTGGTATAGATTTTGATGATTAAGGATGATGCCATCATCCAAGAGTTGTTGTCCTCCCGTCCGATGATCTGCGGTTCCGTCATGGTGCTGATGTCCACGATTTCCCAATCCTCCCCGCTGGGATATTGGCGAAGCATGGTCAGCTCCTGATGGATCCGGTTCATGCCTTCGGAAAGAATCTCAAGATTGCTGTGTTTCCCGTTAATCGTCAGGTCAAGGGGGATATACTGGTTCTTATCCAGATATACTTCATCCGGGGCACTTGGTGCGATCTCACAGGCCATCCCGTTTCCCGTTCCCAGCGCACCCCGTGTGATGGGGGAAAAGAGGTCAAGCCCGTCTATTAAATCCATGACGGCTTCCACCGCTCTGTCAATAATCACAGGTTTTCTCTTAACCTCCTTTCAGCAAGCTTTCTCCAGCGTTCTTTGTGCTTCCGTTTCGCCGTCTCGCACCACTTCCAAGTCCTTCCGGGGGTCAAACTGGTTTTGATCTCCCAATATTGCCGTTTAGCATAGGGAGTTTCCCAGATCAGCCGCCCTTCCTGCGGTCTGCTGTGCGTGAGAGACGAATCAATCAATCCGTGTTGGTCTTCCTTGCAGTATTCGTTGCAGTCTGCGAGGATTTCCGTAGACAGATCCGAAAGCCCCTTATCCCATGCCCCCATGATCTTCTGTCCGACCCGGTTAGAGTCTATCTGGATCTTCACAGGCACATGGCATCACCTCAATCCGATTTCCCAATGGTGCAAAATATCCGTGTCATCTCTCAGGGCTTCCACGGAAAAAACGGTGTATTCTTCTCCCCGGACAACCACCCGCATATCCCCGCCGATTTTGTGAGCCTGATTAAAAAGCCCCTCCCAATCTATTTGGGGGATGCTGTGCCGCCGATCTACAAACAGGACAGACCGGAGAACGCAATCGGTATTCTCCGGTGTTTTCCTGATTTCGTTTGTTGGTTGAAGATGTACCTTTTTAACCGTGTATTCCTGATAGGTTTGGTGCTGGTATCTGTCGATACCCGTGCATACCTTAACCGTAGCTGTGCTTCTCAAGATCCTTGCCGGGATGGGCCGCAGCATATCACCACCACCCCTCCACGGTCGGAACCTGTGGATTCATTAGCCCGGTCTGTTCAAGGTAGGCAATAGCCGCCGGGGAAATACTCCCGCTCAACGCTCCGCCAGTTTTCGCCGCACTCTTTCCGTCAACCCGTACCTTTCCGACCGTATATCCGGTATCACTTCCCCCGTTGGCACTCTCCACGCCGTTGATAGCGAGGAAATCAATCTGGGAGCAGACAGCAAGCCTGTACATCATCCGGAGCAAGGAAGGAAAAGTTTCAATGTTGTCTTCCGTCACGGCGTACCGGGTCATTAAAGCAATCATCCGGCTGGCATGAGCGCAGAGCGTGGGGAAGGAAGCTTCATCGGCTTCCGTTCCCCTGTATTCCGCAGTATAGAAACTGTAGTCTACAATTACGCTCATGCTCTACACCTCATCAGGTAGCGGCGTCGGCATTCACCATGATACCAGCCTTGCGCTTGTTCAGCGCAAACGCTCCGTAATAATACCGCTCATAGTAAAGATACTTGCCCTTGCTCTGGGCGGTGGGGGCGGACATCATGGAAGTCTCATACTTCACCGGAACCGCAACAGCCATCGGGTCAACCAGAATCATGTTGATCTGACGGGCACCGGAAGCGGGTGCGAAACCTTCGGTGAATACATAAGAACTCTTCATCACATCGGACGGAACTTCCGTGATCCGAACGCCATCCAGACGGGCCACGTTACGGTCAACGCCACGGATGCCTTCATCCGTGCTGACGAAACGGGTGATGCCAGCGGCTTCCTTCAGAAGCTTATACACCGCAGGGGTCATATAGGCTTCCACCCGGTCACGGTTCACCCTGGCATCCGTCATAGCCGCCAGATAGGTATCCCACTTTTCAAGGATATTGGCGGCAGTCAGAGTAGTGGTATCAGGAGTGGTCACAAAGCTGAACAGTTTAGCGGCAATGTAGGCATCCATTTCCGGGATCTTCTGCATCTCGTTGAAGGCACGGGTGATATTGGCAATGGTTGCAATATCATTGGTTTCTACGATATCCAGCGGATCAATGAGGGTGTCCCACTCCCGATCCATCTCAAGGGTGACCGACTGATATTCGTTGTTCCAGTTCCGGTTAAACGTTCCGGTGATCTGGTCACGGTTCACAGCCCTTGCGCCGGAAACCTCCAGAGAAGGAATGTACATGGTCTTGCCCATGCCGGACTTATACAGGTTGGAGTTATTCGCCGCCAGAAGAGCGGCGAAGTAGGACAGATAAGGATACTGCTGAGCCAGCGCACGGCTATACTCAGCCGCATAGTTTACATTGGTCTGTACAAAAGCCATTTTTTAATCTCCTTTCAAATCATTTGGCGTAACCCCACGCCTTGGTAAATGCCGCCACCGCTCCCTCTTCGCCTTTGGGCATCCCGCCCTTGTCAGGGCTTCCGAAGGTGGGCTTTGGCGGGGTTGGCTGATCCTGCGGGGTGAAATACTCTTCGTATTTCTCCCGGATTCCGGTCAACTGTTCGCTGATCGGTTTGGCACCCTCTCCGGATTCCAGCATCCCAAAAACCTGTTCCCGGAATTTCGGTTTGACGGTCTGGAAATCTTCTCCGCCGATTGCCCGAAGCATATCCCGTTCCCGCACAATTTCCGCATATTCCGGACTGGCTTTCACATCCACCGGGGCAGGCTGTGCGGCCTTCACCGCTTCGTCTATCCGGCTCTGCACATCACTCTGAAGGATGTAGTTTGCGGAAAGGCTTCTGCCGCTTTCGGTCATGATGTACTCGATCTGGTCATCCGAAAATCCTTTGTCTTTAAGGTCAGCCCTCTTGAAAAGTGCCATGGTTTACCGTCCTTTCTTTACCGTCCAGACGCTGGACGCATTGAAGGTTATTCCGCTGTCCTTCTCAGCGAATTTGCCTTTTGCTAAGGACTAAAAATGTCCCTTACAAAAGGGTATGAAAAAACCAACCTGTTTTTTTCAGGTTGGTTCAATCACCATACATTCCTATTCGGTGGTATCTGTCATAGACAGGTGACCATACCGACCAAGGAAGAAGTCCCTTGAAATACAGTTTCCGGCAAACCCTGTAAATAAATCTCTTCAATCGTCTTCCTCCTGATCAATCACAAGGCCGTCAGTCTGCCGTCCGTCCAGAGCATCAAGGCAGTTCTGAAGCATCACCTTTGCCCCGTCCAGAAGCGGCTTCTTTACAGATTCATCCGGGGTCTGATCCGCCGTCCGGATGATTTCGCTTGCCCGGTGGAGCGTTTCGCACACCAAGCACATTTCCCCCAGAGTTTCCCCGTATTCCGGTTTGCTCATCTTGGAATTATCAATCATGTCTGTATTCCCCTTTATTTGGCGTTTTTAGCCTGTCTTTTCTTCGCCGGGTATTTATCCGTCCCGGCATCCGGAACAGCTTCTACGGCCTGTTTTTCGCTGTTCTGCGGGGTTTTATCGACAAACTCCCCGCAACTGATACATTTCAGCCGTCCGTCCACATGGTACAATACCGGATGCGTACACATTTATCATTCCTCCCTTCCATCATCATCAACGGCGGCATAGATCAAGGCCATGATAAACACGACAACCGCCGCACCAACAAAAGCACCAATAACAAATTGGATCATGGTTTCACCCCCGATTTCAGCCGCCGTATCAGTCAAATAAAAATGCACGGCTCCACGAATCGAACGCAGAATTAAGTCCAGTAGCGTTATCCCTTTGGATGACTTTGCTGAGAACCAGACACCATGCGTAACTGTATTAAAATGTTATTTAATGCGGGTGAGGATTTGCACCTCACATAGCTAATCACCTTACGCTGGTTTTATCCTCGCCGCCAACCAGCAAACTGCGTCTACTGACAGGACTCACTCCGTGGCACGTTGCTGTCCTGCCCCCTCCGGGTCATGATCCCGGTCGGGTCTATTCCGCCACCGCATTGTGTTAATTATCCAACACTCTCGGTCTCTTCCTCCGACTCGGTCGCATCAGGTTCCGGTTCCGGAGTAGGATGCATCTTATCCAGTTCCTCGTAGAAGTAGTCCTTGGCGGTATCGGACAGCCATCCATACCTCTGCTGGTCTTCGATCAAAGTAATGGCGTAATCTTCGGTGTACTCTCCGTGCTTGATGCAGTTAAGAAATGCCGTGATAACTCTCTGTTCCCGTTTAGTCATGGTAAAAAACTCCTTTCATTAGCCGTTGTTTTCCAAGATCAAAGCTTGAAGCTCTGCGATCTTTTTGTCAATGTAGAGTTTCGTGTCTGCCGGGTAAGTAACAGCGGTGTTGCCAGCGTCAGACCAGATGTTGTTGATGCCAAGTAAAGTTTTGATTTCCTGCGGAGTGAGTTGATACTCAACAGGAGTATTTATTTCACGCACAATTGTTAGAGGATGCCCTGCCGTGTTCTGATCAGCCAACCACTGTTGATAATCTTCAGCAGTTGTTAAGCCAGCTATGCACAACGTGAAATTAAGGTTATTTGTTTGGAACCTTCCTTTACCCGTGCCCATTGACACGAACGAAGCAGTCGTATATGTAACCAAGTTTGAAATGAAAGCCCACGATCTATTTGGTGTTTCTGGGAACGAGGAAAAAACTATGGTGCAATAATAATTGCCGAAACTTGTCTGTTTCACAGTATACGATCTAATCCATGATTCTTCTCCGGTAAGAACGAACATGGCCCTATCCACCGTCAGTTTCCCGCTCACCACATCCAGCGTCCCGCCGTAGACCGTCTGTCCGAGGGGGATCTGGACGGAGAGGATACCCTCAAACTTGGAAAACTCACTCGCCGTGGAGCCAAGCTCGAATTGAACAGCATCAGGTGTTTCCGTGTTTATCGA